AAATAGAACTGCTTTATATTTTGCTATTGCCTCTCACGTGAGTTTAGCAAATGCAAAGAATTTTTTAATACAAAAACTATCACAGATACAATCAATAGGACATTTTATTAGAACACCTAATGGTTATAGAGTAACTAATCCAGAAGGATTTGTTGCAGTAGATAGAAAAGCAGGTGCAGTTAAACTTGTAGATAGATTAGAATTTAGTAGAGCAAACTTTACAATTGCAAAAGATTGGGTAAAAGGATAATGAAAAAAACTATTAAAGAAGTTAGAGAATATATTAACGAAGGTGTTTACGATCCAGGTATCTTCAAAGCATTTTTTCTTGCAGGTGGTCCTGGTTCAGGAAAATCTTTTGTAACTGCTAGTGCCTTTGCTGGTACAGGATTAAAACTTGTTAATTCAGATGTTAAGTTTGAAAAAGATTTAAGAAAGTTAGGTATGTCTATGAAAATGCCTGACCAAGAAGCATACTTTAGAGATATGATTAGAAAAGGTGCAAAACAATTTGCTGGAAAACAAATGGATACTTATTTAAAAGGCAGACTAGGTGTGATTGTTGATAGTACAGCAAGAGATTATGGAGTTATATCTAGTCAAGTTAATATGTTAAGACATATAGGGTATGATTGTTATATGATATTTGTAAATACAAGTTTAGATGTTGCATTGCAAAGAAATAAAAGTAGAGAAAGAAGTATACCAGAATATATTACAAAGAAAAGTTGGCAAAAAGTACAATTAAATATGGGTGCGTTTCAAAGAGTATTTGGTCCTTCTAAAATGTTAATTGTAGATAATAGTAGAGATGAAAAAGAATTAGTTACAAAAACTTTATCTACTGCTTCAAAATTTATTAGAAGTAGATTAAGAACTAAACCAGAAAATCGTACGGCAATGGCGTGGATTAAAAGAGAACTAGAACTAAAGAAAAGAATATGAGCATAGGATTTAAAGATTACTTATTTAAGTATTTAAAACAAAACGAAGCAGTCATTGATGTGCCTAGACAATCATATGCTACAGGTGTGTTCTCTAATCCTGAAGATAAAGATCCAAAAATTAAACCTGAAATTATCGGTCAGATAATGAAGCAGTTTACAGAATTTAAAAAAGAATATCCTATATTAGATTATTCTTTAATAGGTTCTATTCTAACTAAAAGATATAGAGATGACGCAGACCTTGACATCAATGTATTGTTTGATGTACCAAAAGAAAAACAAGAAGAAGAAAGATTAAGACTATCTCAAAAGTTTTTATCTGCTAAAAATCCAGATAACATACAAGGTAAATTAATACCTGGTACAAGACATCCTATTAACTATTATTTTATTACAGACAAAGAAACTTATGACGATCAAAATAAAAAGGCAGACGCAGTATTTGATATAGGTAAAAATAAATTTATTAAAAGACCTGAAGACTTTGAATTTGATCCTTCTTTATATGTAAAAGACTTTGATAAAAAAGTACAAGAATTAGATGTAATCAAAGGTGAATTAAAAAGAGATATAATAGATTACAAAGAACTAAAAGGACTAACAACAAATGATGTTTTAAATTTACAAGACAAAGTAAAAGATAAACTAGACGAAATAGAATACGACATAGAATTAATAATTAAAGTAGGTGATAAGGTAGACGCAGAAAGAAGAAAAGCGTTTGATAGTGATATGTCGCCTGAAGAAATAAGACAATATGGTATTAAGAATAGATTACCAAAAGCAGTTATCTATAAGATGTTAGAGAAATATCACTACATCACTTTTTACAAAAAATGTAAAAAGATTTTAGATGACGGAATTGTAACTGATAAAGAAATAGATAGTTTAAAATCAGAAGCAGTTAGAAGAAGAAAATCTATTGCATTTACATTTGGTAGATTCAATCCACCAACATCTGGACACGAGAAACTAATTAAGAAAGTTGCGAGTGTTAGAGCAGATACTTTTAAAATATTTTTAAGTAGAAGTAATGATCCTAAAAAGAATCCATTATCTCCTAGAACTAAATTAACTCATATGAAATTTATGTTTCCAAAGTATAGTAGAAACATTGAAATCAATAACACAAATATGATTTTAGATATTGCAAGTAGATTGTACAGACAAGGATATACTGAAATCTTTATGGTCGTAGGTAGTGATAGAGTTAGAGAGTTTGAAACAATTTTAAACAAGTACAATGATGTAAGAAGTAGGCACGGACATTATAACTTTGATAATATTAATGTATTATCAGCAGGTGAAAGAGATCCAGATTCAGAAGGTGTAGCAGGTATGTCAGCAAGTAAGATGAGGGACGCTGCTAGTAAAGATGATCTTCAAACTTTCAAAAAAGGATTGCCTACAGGATATAGAAACGCAACAGATTTATTTAAAGATGTAAGAAAAGGAATGAGATTAGTAGCAAGTATGGAATACGATACTAACTTTAGACCAGTTAAAACCTTACAAGAATTTGAACAAAATCAAATAAGAGATATGTATATTAGAGAACAAATCTTTAATATAGGAGATAAAGTTAAATACATTAAAGAAGATATTAATGGAAAAGTGATTAGAAAAGGTACAAATTATATTGTACTAGAAGACAACAACAATAATTTACACAAAGCTTGGATATGGGATTGTTTACCTAATCCAGCAGATAGAGAGGCACAAGTGAGAGAATACAATTTAGATATAGATTATGGTTTTGAAGCCGTATCAGAAAAAAGAGAAGAAGAAACTGATAAAGTAAAAGAATCATACGATATTGGGCACGATTATGCTCAACACGCAGTTAAAGTAACCCCAGGACAAGACGGATATGACCCAAATTATGAGGGTGGGGCATATAAACCAGCAGTAGATGGTACTTCTGGAGAAAAAGTAGTAACTAGACCAATAAGTGATGATATTTCTGTAAAAGATATTAATGATTGGTCAACTTCAAGTGAAACAATAGATAAATATAAGGAAAGATACAAAGAAGAATGGCAGAAAAAGTTATCTGAAGTTGTATCTAAAATGATAAAGAATTTATAATGGATAAAGAACTTGATAAGTTTTTAGATGATCTAGCAAACAATACACCAAACGCTGAGCAGTTTGATGAACAAAAAGAAGAAGATGAAAAAGACACTAAAAGAAGTTAGAAATAGTTTTTTAAAAGAAGCAGTTGCTACGGTATCTGATTTACAATATATCAGAGCAAAGACACATCATAATAACCATTTTCAAGCAAGAATATATGTTGCTGAGAAAATATTAAAAGATAGAAAATTAGCAAAGGCATATGAGTCATTAGCATTTGTACACGATAATTATGCTAGAGTTGTTGGTAATGACGCAATTACAATTAGACAAAGATTAGAGAAAATGTTAATGACACAATTAAAAAGTAAGATTAAAAATTGGGACGAAATTTATTCGGCACTATAAGGGAGAACAATGACACACATAAGAACATTAATGGATCATATGATACAGATTGACGAAGGTAGAATGAAAGATATTTTTACTGCTGACGAAGAAGGTAAATCTGCTAAAGAAATTGCAAAGGCATTAAAACTGCCTTTAGGTACGGTTAAGAAAATTTTAGGTGAAGACAATGAATTACAAGAATTTTCATCAACTCAATTAGATATATTAGCAAAACAATATGCTAGTTTAAAAGGTAAAACAATTTCAGTTGACAATGCAAATAAATTAAGACAGATATTCAAAAGAATACCTGATAGTGCTATGAACGATATAAGAAAGAAAAAGATACCTTTCTTATCTGGTCTTGCATTATCTCGTATGGTACAAAAAGGTATGCCTGTAAAAGAGTCTACATTCCCACCAAAAGATAGTAAAGAAAAACCTAAAGAAACACCTAAAGAAGGTGACGCTAAATCAGCAGACGCATTAGAAAAACAATTAGTTGTTGCTACAGGTCAAATCAATCTATTAAAACAAAAGATTGAGAATGAAAAGAATAAAGTTACAAAACCAGCACCTAATAAAGAAACAGGTGAAGTACCTTTAACAGTAGGTATTGCTTACAAACATCTTAAAGATAAATTAGAAAAAGAAAAAGAAGAAAAAAAAGAAGAAGTTAAAGAGGCATTTTCTGTACAGATAACTAAAACAGATGGCGGTAAATTTATACACGGAACTTATAAATCAAAAGCAGAAGCAGAAAAATGGATTAAGTGGTACAAGACTGGTGATTTAAGAAAGACTAAATCTATTGAAGTTGTTAAAGAAGAATTAAAAGAAGCAAAGTCACCATTTAGATTATCTTATGATGATAAGTATGGCAAACACGCAGGTTTTGAAGACGCAAAAACACTACAAGATTTACAAAACAAAGCACAGAAATTAAGATCAAAAGGTTTTAAGATTAATAAAATGGGTAGAAATACATCTCCTGTTGAACAAAAACTACCAGAACCAGAAGGTAAAACGGAAGTTTCAGAAATAAGAATAAGACCAAAAAGTATAGTAGAGTCAGACCCTACTCAATATGGTCCTGATAAAGTTGCAAAGGCAATGAAAATTGCTGTAAAGAGTAGTGGAATGTATAGTAAGGCAGTAAGAGAAATAGAAAAGATTGGTAAAGATTTATCTAAAGTATCTACTATTGCAAGAGCATTAAAAACTGCTAATGAAAATTTTATACATCCAGGTAAGGCAATTTTTGAAAGAATATATAAAGAAGTTTCAGACAAACTTAAATTAAAAGTCTTGGATAGAAAAATTAAAAAAGCAAAAGACAAATTTCATAAAGGATTAAGGAGACCATAATGGGAGAAAAATATTTAAAAACTAAAGAAGGTAGTATTGAAGATACGGTAAAAAACTTACAGAATAAAGTTTTAGAATCTGACTACCAAGATAAATTTAAAAAAGAATTAGAAAACGCAGGCAAACCTGTAGGTCATATGACTGGTGCTGAGAAGAAAGAATTTTATTCTAAAGTTGAAGAAGCAACTAAACTATCTGAAAAAGATGGTGCTAATACTTCATCTAAAAGAGGAAGTGCTTCCAGAAACGCTAAGAAAAAATATAGATTTGGATATAGAGTTGCTGAAAAAGATCCTGCAAAAGGAAAAGAAATTGAAGAATCAAATCCTGGTCAAACTGCTAAAGCAAATGCACATCAAAGAAGTGCTGGTGGCGAGAAAAGTCCTATAAGTCATATGGTAAATAAATCTATCAAAGAGATTACTAAAGATGATGGTAAAACTTTTGCACAAATGAGAGCAGAAATGGATGAGTCAAAAGATCCTGACCAATCATACCCTAGTAAAGACGCTAAGATTACAGGTAAAAATCCTGCTGACAAAGGTGAAAAAGAACATCAAGCTGGTGAAGATACTAGAGACCCAAAGAAGAAAACAATGTCAGGTGAAATTGCAACTTCTCCTGAAATGAACCCTAAAGTAGATTACAAATATTAAAACTATGAAACCTCGTATCTATTGTGATATGGACGGTGTTCTTTGTGATTTCAAAACTGCTGCTCAAAAGGTGACTGGTATGTCCATAACAAAATGGTCTTATGCTAGTAAAACTGAAAAGTGGCAACCAATCAAAGACACTCCAAAATTTTGGCACACTTTACCTTGGCAAAGTGGCGGTAGATCGCTATGGTCTTTCATATCAAAGTATCAACCACACATATTATCAGCATATGTAGAAGAAAGTTTTGATCCTAATTGTATACCAGGTAAATCAAGTTGGGCAAGAACTAAATTAGGTCTTTCTGCTGGTAGAATCAATCTAGTTAAGAGAACACAGAAACAATTATACGCAAAAGTAGCAGGTCAACCTGCAATATTAATAGACGATTACGCAAAAAACACTACACAATTCACACAAAGAGGTGGTATTGGTATACTTCACACATCTACACCAAATACTATCA